TTTTTTATTTGGAGCGGTTCATGAAGAAGCGCGAATCGGCTTTGGCGTATACGACGCTTGGGTGGCAGGTGTTTCCGCTGCACACCGTAATCGGCACAGGGTGTTCTTGCGGGAACCTCGAATGTGAAAGCCGGGGAAAGCACCCAAGGATCAAGCACGGCCTTTTGAATGCCAGCGACGACCCTGCTCAGATATCGGAATGGTGGGGCCGGTGGCCGGATGCCAACATCGGGGTGAGAACTGGCGAAGAGTCTGGCATCGTAGTTATCGACATTGACGATATGGGCAAGCGTGGCCTTTACGATATTCCCAAGACCGTTTGGCAGCGCACTGGCGGGGGTGGTGAGCATCATATTTTTTTGCACCCGAAACGGCACATAAAGACGACCGTTGGCGTAGTATCAGGAATCGACTCACGCGGTGACGGTGGCTATATTGTCGCGCCGCCGTCAAACCACGTCAACGGTTTTTATGAGTGGATCGAGAGCCCTTTTGATGGCTGCGATATTGCCGAGGTTCCAGAATGGTGGGTTCACGCGCTCGACAATCCGGTAAAGAAAACCAGAGACCCTTCTGCTGGTGGGGAAAAGATTCCAAACGGCTCCCGACACAACGAGGTTTTTAACTTTGGAGTCAGGTCGTGGAAATCGACTCAGTTGAGCGAGACGGTTTTGAGGGCCATGATTCACGCTTACAACCGCGAGATGTGCCTTCAGCCGTTGCCAGATGCCGAGATTGAGGCCATGGTTGTTTCGATTTCGCAGTACGACGGCAAGACAGAGGCCGAATGGCTGGAAGAACAGGAATATTTAAAGACCGCCAAGGCTTATACCGCTGAGATGCGCGAGAGCCGACAAAAGCGGATCACCGATAGCTTGGTCAATAACGTGACAAGGAAGGCAGGGCCACCGCCTGAGTTTATGCCTTCAGAGGGTTTGATTCGAGATATTGCCGAGTTTATCATGGCCCAATCGGAAAGGCCGCTTCCACTATTGTCAGTTTCAGCAGCCGTCGCACTGGTTGCGGTTCTTGCTGGTGGGAAATATGAGACTTATACTGGCCTTGGGCCAAACCTCATGCTGGTGGCCTTGGCAGAGTCGGGAAGCGGAAAGCAGAAGCCCAAGAACGTGATAAACAACATTTTGTCAGAACTTGATCTGTATAGGTTTTTGGGAGCCGACGACATTGCCTCTGCTCCAGGACTTATTGCCGAGCTTGCCGACAACGCATCTAAGCTCTTTTTTCTTGACGAGTTTGGGTATGCGCTCCAGTCGATCACCAACAAAAACTCCTCAAGCACCAAGCGAGAAATCATGTCAACGATGATGAAGCTTTATTCATCCTATGGAACAACCTACAACGGCACCGCTTACGCCGACAAAAAGGCCAGACCTAAGACCATCATCCAGAGTCCCTGCTTTGTGCTGCAGGCCACCTCGACCCATCAAACCTTTTATGATGCGCTTTCAAGCGAACACGGTTCCGATGGTTTCATTGCCAGAATGCTGGTTATACCCTGCGGTGAAGAAAGAGAAGACCGTGTCAAAAAACGATACGACCGAACGATTCCTACCGGGATCAAAGCGCGGTTGATTGAGCTTTCGGGAATCCAGTTTGTTGGGAAAAAGATCGTTTGGATTCCAGACGAGGTTGATGATGCTTTTATTGATCTAGATAACTCAATGACTAAATTGATGGCCCAGAACCGCGAATTGAAGGAACAGGCCAGGGCGATTTATTCCCGCGTGGCTGAGAATGCGACGAAGTTGGCAATGGTTTACGCAATTTCGATGAGCGTCACCGACCCGATAATTGACCACAGCGCGTTTGTCTGGGGCCGCGAAATTGCCCTATGGTGCGCGAATAACATCATGGAACGCATCAGCGAGAACGTGGCCGACAATGAAACTGAGCGACTTAATAAAAAGATGGTTTTTCGGGTTCAAGAATCCGGCCGGGAAGGAATAACGCGGCGCGATCTGCAGCGACGTTTCTTAAATATGAAAGCGTGGGAGCGTGACGATATGCTTAAATCAACGATTGAAATGGGCCTCCTTTTTGAACATGGTGGCCGGTTGTACCATCCAGAGTTTAAGGACGTTTTGGAGTCAGATGATGCCTGAAGAAAGACCGTGCAGACGATGCGGAAATAAAACCGAGCTTCGCTTAGGCAGAATGTCAAACGGTGCTAGGATGCCGGCTCTTCAGTGTTTGACTTGTTTTGAGTATGACACAGGTTATGTGGGAATTAAGTCTGGTTATAGCGTCCAGATGCAAGACGCTGCACCGGCTCTCGACGTAAACTCGCGGGACAGAATGCGAGAGAAAAAGTATGCCAAGCAAAGAAAGGCTGCTGAAGAAAAAGCTCGGGTAGCCGAAGAAGAAGAGGCGACCTGGTGGCATAACTACAATGAATATACAACCACTTTGATTTGGAAAGCAAAGCGCGAAAGGGTTATGACAAGGGATAACAAAACCTGTCAGGCTTGCTTGCGATGCGAGGCGACCGAGGTGCATCACCTAACCTACAAACACGCGGGGGACGAGCCTTTGTTCGACTTGGTGGCAATTTGCTACTCATGCCATCAAAAGCTCACCCAAATGGACAGAAACAGACGCGCCAAGAATCAAATATATGGGTTTGAAAAAAACCGTTGAAATGCGAAAACTTTCTCTTTACAAGAAGAAAGACTGGCCCTATACTTTACTACAGAGAGGAGAGAAAAATATGGGCCCAAGTGTGAATGCGATGAGACAAGCTGCTGAAAAGGTTGTTGCCGGTAACGGAGCTAGTGTAAACGCGTTTTTGTTTGTCGGAGAAGACCGCACAAACGAAGCGGTAAAGGCAAAGCAAATTGAGCGTGCAAAGGAATGGCTGGAAAACAATAAATAGTTCCACGCTGACGAGCCGGTAACGGCGAAACGCGGGAAACCGCGTCCGTGGATAAAAGGAGAGAGACTATGAACTTCAACGTCGCGGCTTTAATGTCGCCGACCAAACGCCCACTGATTGCCACCTTTGTAGGTGACGGCGGTATGGGTAAGACTACACTGGGGAGCCTGTTCCCCGATCCGGTGTTCATCCTCGTTGAGGATGGAACCCAGGCTATAGCACACCGGCAGGATGTGGCCTTGTTTCCGGTCGCCAAGAAGGTGGCCGATGTGAAAGAGGCCATTCAGTCGCTGCGGGTTGAGCCGCATCAGTTCAAGACGGTGGTCATTGACTCAATCACGCAGCTGGACGTTTTGATCCAAGCCGAGATTGTGGCTGCCGACGGCAAGGCCAAAAGCATCAACGCTGCTGGTGGTGGATACGGTGCTGGATGGAACATGGTTTCCGCAGCGCACCGCGAAATCCGCGACCTGATCGGTGCTTTGGCCGATGAGCGCGAGATGAACGTGGTTTTCTTGGCTCACGCTCAGAACGAAATGGTCGACTCGCCTGAGTCGGAAAGCTACATGAGGGCCACGATGCGCCTCAATTCCAAAAGTGTCGGCCACTATAGCGATAACGTCGATCTGGTGGGATTTTTGAAGCTCAAGACTTACGTCGCCGGCGAAGGCGAAAAGAAAAGGGCCATCGGTGACGGTTCGCGGATCATCACCTGCTACCCTACACCAAGCCACATCAGCAAAAACCGTTTTGGCATCACGACCGATCTGCCGTTTGACGGCATTACCAATCCATTCAAGCCTTTCCTGGGGGGAAAATAACATGGCTGCACTAAACGCTTTTGATGCGACCAAGGTCGCACCCGCTGTTTCTGTTTCTGATTGTGTGCCTGCTGGCGAGTACGTCGCAATGATCACCGAGTCCTCGATGGCCGTCACAAAGTCGGGTGGCGAGATGCTGAAACTCACCGTGACCATATTAGAGGGCCAGCACCAGAACCGCAAAGTTTGGGCCAACCTCAATTTGATCCATTCAAACCCGACTGTCGTTGAAATAGCCCAGCGCGAGCTATCGGCCATTTGCCACGCGGTGGGGGTTCTTAACCTGAATGACTCAGCGCAGCTCCATGGCAAGCCTTTGGTGATCAAAACTGCGGTTAAGACCGACCCTCAGTATGCCGACCGAGCCGAGGTTAAAGCGTGGAAGGCCGTCAGCCCTTTGCCCAAACCGACTCCGGCGATTTCCCCGGCGCCGAACTCTGGGAGCGCATCTTTGGCGCCAGCGTGGAAGCCAGCGACTCAAGCGAGCCAGGTAGCTGGTGGAGCCGTGAGGCCCCACGAAAGCGACGCAGTTCCTTTCTAGTTAACTAGCCCTTGGCACCGGGGAGCAGGTGCGCGGGTCTTGCCGGTGACTCGACCGGCCTTTTTTATGGAGTGATCATGCAATTGAATCTGTTTGAATCTGAATCTGTAAAATATGTTATGCCTTACAATTTGCATCCAAGAGGTACGATTTGCGGAAAATGTCACTATTTTATATGGTCTAAAACTCGTTTGGGTTTTGATGGCTACTGTTCTTTTCATGCTTTTGACACACAACAAATAGACCAAAGACTAAATGATGGAACAGGTTGGTTTTTTTTTACTGAGGAGCAATCATGCAGCATTGGCAACAACAAGCTCGCAACCGCGCCTTGACCGACAAGCGCAAAGCACACAGGCAGGGGACAGCGATTGTGGACTACATGAGGAGAGCCGCAGATGACAGGACAAAGCAAGACCAAGTTCCGCAGGACGACAGCCTGGCGAGCATTCCGGTCGTCGATCATCAAGGCGAGAGGATGCCGGTGCGAGCTGTGCGGGAGGACAAAGACCTCGAGGGGTCTTGATCTGCACCACCTCACCCCGGCGGTTTACAGCCTGCTGGAGCCGGAGCGGTTCCGGCTGCTTTGCACCGGGTGCCACGAGCTGGTGGAGTCTTTTGTCTTTGTAGCCAAGTCCATGCCAAGGGCCGAACAGTTTTATGCGTGGGCCGGGGATTTTTTGCCTAGAAAAGGTGTTGACTTATAGGTCAATCTGCCGATACTGAAGTACAGGGGGAAATTATGAAGAAAAACAATGTGGTTGGGATTTTGGCCATGCTGGCCTTGGGCGCATTTTTTTGCGTTTTGACGGTTATTTTCAACATGGCCTACACCGCGCAGTTAAGGGAGATTTTCAAATGATGATTCAGAGTTTACACAGGGATGTGTGGCGAGACTACACGCGGGTCAGACTGAGCGACGTGCAGTTCCAGGTGATCTACGCGTTGCTGAAAGACAAGCCGGTTTTGGCACCCAGCATGGGGTACGTTGTGAGGCCGAACATGACGCCGTTCGATTTTCAGCGGGTCAACCATATTCAGATTGTTTCCGAGGTTTTGTCATGATGCCGACCCTCAAGGCTTGGCGTTTGTCCAAGGGCTTGACCGTGCTTGAAGCGTCCAAGCTTTTTGGTGTGACTTTCAAGACGGTGTACAAGTGGGAGGCCGGGGTGCTACCCAGAAGCATCCCTCTGCTGGCCCGCATCGAACTGGTGACCGGCATGACTTTGCACGAGCTGTTCCCTGAATACTTTAATTTTTTTTAACCTCGGGAGGGTGACAGGCCGGAACAGACGGCCATTTTTTAGGGGGAGTTATGGAAAAATGGATAAGTGTTGACGATTGTTACCCTGTCATAGAACACATGGGGTACTTAGTTCTTTTTATTATGCAGGACAAATTAGACCAAGAGATCATGATCGGCAAATGGAATGAAAAAACAGAACTTTGGGAAACAGAGATGTCATGGTCTGGCGGTGTTGGAAAAAAGTATGTTACTCATTGGATGCCACTTCCATCTCCACCTATGGAAGTTCAAGAATGACTGACCTGACAAGCCTGATCCGGCTGGTGGTTGAGAGGCACGGCAAGCTGCCAAGCGTCGACTGGATCAGTCGCACAGGCAAGGTGACGGTAGGTGAGGCTCAGCAGGCCCTAGATTCCTACACTGTTCAAGAAGCACCTTTTCAACAGGCCGTAGAGGCCCCTACAGAAGCCCCTGTTCTAGAGGGAGATAAGGTGACCACCAAGGCCCTTGGACACGTCCACGGCGTGCCTATGACAGTCCTGCGGTGGATTGCCGGGGTTCTAGCCACCGGGGCAATAGTTCGGGCCATGTTCTACGCCTTTGGGTGGTTTCACACTGGTGGCGATGAAGTACTCAGTTGGCTGATGAGCGGGTTGGTTGTCGGTGTAACCGTGGTCATGCCCCAGATGGCCGTGATCCTTTTCCGCAATGGCAGTACTTGGTTATCGGCCTTGGCCTTTGCCCTGACCGGCGTAGTGATGGCGTTCTCGATGCTGATGACAGTGGGCGGGATCTACAACCAGAGGACGGCAGAGTACAACGCCCAGCAGAAGGTGCAGGACGCCGACCAGCAGGCCGAGCGCACACTGGTGGCCCTAGTGGACAGGGAGAAACTGCTGCACCAGCAGATTGATTCTGCGGTGCGGGAGCAGGCACGGCTGCAAAAGGTTCTCGACAACTTTTCCCCTACCGATCAAAGTTTGCCAGCAACCCAGCGCAGGCTCGATGCCCAGACCAAGCGGGTTGACGGCCTGCGCGGTGACCTGGTGGCCGTGGGTTCCGACAAACTGGCCGTAGCGGTCAAGGGTGCCCCGCGGTTGGATTTCTTTGATTGGATCGCAGAATTACTGGGTTGGAGCCGGGGGGCCGTGGAACTAGCCTTTGCGATCATACCAGCGGTGGTGATTGATGTGGCTGCGCCTGTTCTTTTGTTTATCGTGTTTTTCCTATGAAAACTTTTTTACGATTGTGTATTGACTTATAATACAGGTGAGTAAATACTACAGTACAAGGGGGTGCGGTGAGGCTGGCAGAGGCCGTGGTCGAGGTGACCCACCGCAACCTTATTTAAAGGGGGACACGATGTTTGGTTACGAACCTGGGGAAAATCGGTACACGGAAACGGTGGTTTTTGAAGTTGAGTCTGACAGGCTCAAAGACAAAGACGAAGGCCCGCTGGTCAAGGTCAGCGTGTTGATTCAAAGCTACAATTACGATGTCGACCACAGAATTACGTCAGTTGACTGGCTGGGTCAAGATGTCAGCAAACTGGTGGGCGACGATGCGGATGTTGTGGGTCGTGCCACCAAGGCACTGGCTAATTGGTATGAAGATCAGGAGTCTACTTTGACAGACCCCTATTTGATGAAGTTTTCAGGAGACAGATCATGATTTATTTCGCACCATGTCCCTTCTGCGGCACCACTCCGGTCTACGATGAGGACGAGCAAGTCGGTAGTGCAGTTACCTGCAAGGTCTGCAAGACCGATGGGCCTTGGGCCAAGGGCCAGGAGTCGCACATATCAATCGAACGGTGGAATAGCCGTCAGGAAAATAAATGAGCTTGCTCCTTGCATCCATCATTCTGTACTCCAGCCAAACCGGAGTGCCGGTGGGGATAGCGAGGAGCCTCATGATATCAGAGTCGGGGGGTGATGTGACAGCCGTCTCCCGCACTGGCGACCTTGGAGCTTGGCAACTGAATCCACGATACCACGATTATTTCCGCTGGCGTTTCAATGCAGGTTGGGAGTTTGAGGAGGTGAATGTGGAAGCCAGCACCCGCATCTCTTTGAGGTATCTGGCTTCATTGCACCGGCGTTTTGGTACATGGACTCGCGCATTAGAGGCGTACAAATGCGGGCCATCTAAACCTGCACCAGAGCATATTGTTTTGCTCTGTAGAAAAATTGTAATGGAAGGATTGAGATGATGGATAAATGCAGAGAAGAGTTTGAGAAGTCTGGTTATGACAATTTGCGTGGTTATGAATGGCAAATCTGGCAAGCCGCATGGAACGCCCGCCAGCCCGAGGTAATAAGCAGGGAGGTGATTCACAAGGTAGTCGGTGACATCGTTGACGGCGAGGAGATGTGGTCAGCCTACGATATTGCCTCAGCCATTTACGCTCTCCTGACGAAGGGCCGAGGTGGGGCGGTATGACATTGCACATTTGCGCTCCAAACCCTGACCGCTCGATTGCCCTGAAACGCGATTGTCCAGACTGCAAAAGGCCGTCGCTCATGATCGGAGCAAGTTACGAGTGGTACGGCGCAGAGGTAACGTGCATCCGTTGTGGGCGTCGGTGGTGCGGTGGTGAATGGATGCCACTTGAGTTCTACCGCCATGCAAGACGCGACAACATTCGATCAGCGAAACGATCCTACAGACTTGCTAAAAGGAGCAACCATGAGTGAACACGAAGCCATCGAGCGCAAGACGGTGCGCCTTCTGGTGGAGGCACTGAAAAAAGAGCATAAAGCTTTTTTGCCGTCAGACCAACCGCACTACGAGGAAAAAATGAAAAAGAAGACACAGGTTATCGTAAATGGGCAAGTTGCAAGTACAACCATTGAGATTTGGGATTACTCAAATAATGTGGATATTCTTTTGACTGCCTTGGAGCGGATTGCCAAGGAAGATGATCATTTCCTTGATGCCCCGGTAGCCCGTGAAGCCCTTGCCGCTTACCGGAAAGGAAAACTAAATGAGTGAACACGAATCCATCGAAAAAGAGACAGTGCGCCTTCTGGTGGAGGCACTGAAAAGAGAGCATAGGTCATTTTTGCCGTCAGACCAACCGCACTACGAGGAAAAATGCTCAGTCTGCCAACTGATTAAGAGGTGTGAAAAATGAACGATCTCTTGATCAGCCATTGGAGCGGATTCAACAGGTCGACCGGCCTACAACACGACAGGGAACCAGGAAGCGCACCGCTCGCCAAGAAGCACGAAATCAGCTGGAACGGCTATTCTTTGCCGATGGGTTTGCGGATTACAGACCTAGACTTTTCGGCCACGCCAGTGTCAAAAAGAAGGTAAGCCATGACAATAAAAATTGAGTTTGGCGATGAGGAAACCGGCGATGCGATGAATGCGTTGCAGGCCGGTTCCATGAAGATGGCTGCGTTTGATTTTGACCAAAGGCTGCGGAGCATTCTCAAATACGATATGTGGCCGTCCGACTGGGACAATTTAAGTAGTGGCGAGATCATAGACAAGGTACGAGCTTTGCATCGGGATTGCTGGGCCGAGGCCGGGGTGAGCTGGGATGATTGACGAAGAAAAAAAGAAGGCGATTGCCGAAAAGCAGCGGATTAGAAATGAGCGGTATGTGGCCAGCCTTAAAGCCGACCCAGAAGCAATGGCAAGGTACAAAGAGAAACAAGAAAAGTGGCGCAAGGAAAACAAAGCCAAAATCGCTGCTATAGCAAAAAGGTCTTATGAAAAACGCATGGCCGGTGTGCCACATAAGAAGTCCGGGCCAAAACCAAAAGCCAAGCCACCGACAGAACCCAAGCCGGTTAAGGTAGCTAAGTCTAAACCGAAGTCGGCAGCCAAGTCGGTAGCCAAGCCAAAGCCGGTTACCAAAGTGCCGATCTATTTAAACCCCAATAAGCTGCAACAGGACATTGAAAAAGAGGGGTGGCGAGAGGTGGCTAGATTTGGCGACCGAGGCACCGAAATTCGCGCCTGGATCAAAGGGTTGGTGGTCAGATACGAGCAGGTCAGTAACAGACGATCGACTTATGCGCCGCTTTTTTGCGACAAAGGAAGACGGTATAAGACTTTTGCTGAAGCACAAAGGGTGGCGCGTGTGTTATGATGGCTCTCCCAGGAGACACCATGAATAACACCGATCAGGTACAAAAGCCAGTCAAAACTTCCATTTTGTATCCTATAGGATACAAAGCTGATGCGTGGGATGATTACGAACCAGAGCCGGTCAAGCTTTGCAGGCTGGAAGATCCAACCTGCGAAGCCTGCCAATAAGTTAATTGATCAGGTCGCGGTATCGGTTGCGGGCCGTGTTTGGACTGCAGCCGATAATTTTGCAAAGCTCCGACTGCCTTTTGATTTTCCAAAACTTGACAAGCATTTCGTCGAGTTCAGGTGTCCATTCAAAACCTGCCGGGCCTTGGCGAGAGTCCGGTAGGCTTTCAATGGCGCGGAGCAGGCTTTCAGCGTCAATCTTTACCGGCGCGTTGGGTCGAAGTGGTTTAACCTGGTTCACTTGATCACCTCGTAGCGAACCTTGGTCAGGCTGCGTATGTCCATGCGTCTGGGCCGGATAATAACCTCGCCGTCATCCATAACCTCGATGAGAACGAAGCCTACATCGTAGTACATCGTCCGCAGGGTTCGAGGGTACACGCTTCCCTTGGTATCCAGCGGAAGCTCCCAGCACGGCATGGTAAAAGCCGTCTTGTCTTTCACATCGACCCGCGTCCAGTAGTGGCAGTGTGACCGGCCTTGGATGTCGGCTTGATCGTGGTCATCAAGCGCAGCTTGCAGCACGTCCCTGACGATTTCTTTTTGTACTTGGGTGCCTTGGCCGTAGGGTGTGTCTGATCGGCCTACAACGTGCCGGAACTTGAATCGCTTTCCGTTAACTTGAAACCTAGCGGTGTCGGCAATGTCGCAGTCGAAAGCCTTGGCGATTGACCTTTCGGTGTTGTAGCTGGTGTTAACGTGATACGGAGAGCCGTAGGTGAAGAACCGCTGCTTGGCCTGCACCTGGCGAACGGCCTCTTCTGCCCATTCTGCTTGTTCCTCAGTATCGGTGGTCAGCAGGCCGATGGAATCTTTTTTGCCCGGGCCGTCGGTCAAATCTCCGTTGACCATGTGTATATCGACAGGGCCGATAGCAGCGATTTCTGCTTTACGCCAGTCCCACAAAACTTTCTGTATGTGCTTTAGTTTCCCGGTTTGCTCTGATGGTGGAACCAGTCCCAGCAAGTTGCCACAGTGATAATCTCCCTCTGCTAAAATGAGAACACTCATTTTTCTCCCGATAGTATCGATTTGTGATACTTTCTGTTGGCTTTTGTGGCCTTCGGGCCACGCTTGCGGGAAGCGGAGTCGAACCGCCTTTCTCTGGCTTATGAGGCCAGCAAGGTCTCCGTGCCTCTCCCCCGCTGTGATCAACTCTTAGGAATCCTAGCCATGGCCTGTTGCACCTGATCGGTCTTGTCGCTTGAGCTTTGCGAGCTGCCGAAATAAAAGTCAGTCACCGTGCCGACCTTCTGGCTCATAGCACCAAATATGGTGCCTATCAACAGACTGGCCCAGTCGGGAATCACAACGCCGGCGGCGCCAATCCAGCCTACCACTACGATCAGAAGGGCCAATGTGATAACGACGTATCCGATTAGAAAAGTCAGGGCGTACACTTTTTGAACCGAGTTGTCTTTGCCATAAAGCTCCCGAGCGCTGGCCCTGTCTTGCATATACGAGGTCTGGGCATCAAAAGCCAGTTTCCGTACCGCTAGATCAGCCTCGGCCATGGCCTGCTGCAGTTTGAGCTTGTCTTCCGGTTTGTCGACAAACTGGCCGACGGCATTGCCGGTTGTTTTGATAATCTCGCTGACTCCACCGGCACCACCAAAAACGTCTTTGAGCCAGTCCATTAGACAACTTCCATGCGGACAATTTGGTTGTCACGCCAAGCAACTTTGATCTGCACCACAAGCCACGTCAGGTCTTCTTCCTTGACTATCTTGATGCAACCGAGGGTAGTAGAGCTTGTGCTGTGGTGAAGCCCGTAGCCCCAATCCTCAGCAGTCCCATCGGGGGAACCAAGTTTTTCTTTATCGTTGACTATTTCTAGTTTATAGACCGGCACAGTTTGGTGGGCATTGGTAGCTAGGAAGAAAGGGTACAAGTAGGGTTCCGTTGGGGTGCCATCGGTTTTTTTCTTGTCGTGGGCTACCACATCGGTGATGTACCATTGACCTGCGGGAAACTGCCGAGGGTAATAAGGCTTACCGTTCTTACCATCCTGATTGGTGGAGTAAACCACTTCGCTTGAAGTTCTCAGGCCATTAAGCTCGTTCCGCACGTTATTGGTCACGGTAATGTCCCGGCCAAAGGCGGTCATTTTGACGGCTTTTTTGTCAAAGCGGATTTGGTAAATCACTTTTTAAGCTCCTGATAAGTCTCAACCTTGATTATGCGCTCGCCGTGATCGATCAACCGCTCGCCGTGGCTATCCACCGTGTCGCGCATCCGGTCTAAAGTTTCATTAATATTCTTGAGCGCAGCCGTGTTTCCGTCGACCACGCGGTTAAAATCAAGCATGACTTTAAGCACGGCGCTGATGCCTGCAACAAATGTTAAAACCACGGTAATCCATTCAGGCGTCATGTTCATTTTTGCATCCTACTGAGAAAGCATTTATTTGTCTATTCGTTTGCATTAAAGGTCGCAGCGGTCTCAACTTGAGACTCAGAAACCCGAGCCGTAATGGTCGGAAACGGCCTTCCGAAAGTCAATTCCAGGTTGTAGACGTTATGACTCCAAGACTCCCGAGCTGTCGAAATCCGTGCGTCGGTCGACTCGCCGGCAATGGAAAGAGTGACTAAATCTCCCAAATCGTAGTGCGTGCGATAGACTAAAGAAGAATAAGGCAGCGCGGTGACCGAAAGGTAATCTTGGTTTCCGTACTCTGCCAGTTTAGCCACGCCTCTGGCGGTCAAATCGGTTCCGCTTGATAGGTCGCGGGCATCGATCCACTGTTCGCGCCGGGCCAGGTTAGTGGGTTCGCTGCCGGAATATGTGTTTTGAATGGTTCGAGAAGTTCCAATCCCTTGGCCGCCTACTATCATGATTGAGCGGTATGCCACCTCGGAATGTACAACCTCGCCCCCGCTGATTGTGTCGTAGTCTGGCGAAAAAATGGCTCTTCCGTTGACGCTCTGGCCTGCCGTCCGGTCGATTCCTTGGGCAATATCTGACACCAAAAGTTTGTTGGTCAGATCAAGGGTAAGGGTGGTGCTGATTTGAGTAGCCCAAGCCAAATCTTCAAGTTCGGCAGCCAGATTGGAGTATCTGGCCGAAATTATGTAGCTGATTCCCCGGCCTGAGTCAGAATTGATTGATAAAAGCGTGAACTTCCGAGCTGCGGCTGCAGTTGATCCAATCTGAGCTTTTAGCAGGTTTTTGACCACGGTTTCGGCGACATTGGTTTCGGTATATCTGGCTTGGCCTGCTGGTGGATAAACTATGCGCCAGGTGTAAAGATGTTTGAGCTGGTATCCGCTTGCGGTTACCGTCTCGCTTCCCTTGCCACCCTCGCCAACGGAATACTTGATGGAAGTGATGATTCCAACCGAGTCTAGATTGTTGCCGGCCAAAATAAAACGGCCTTTTTGAAAGGCCGATGCGTAAAGTTTGTAGCGGTTGATGGTAATTTCAAAAGCTCCGATCTTGTACCAAGACCTCTCAAAGAAAAAAGACTCGTAGTCGTCAACTTCTCCAATGAGATTTATAGACTGGTCAAAGATTCGGACTGGAAGGCTCATAGCTTGGAAAGCTCATTTCTTAAAGTCACCGCCTGCTTTTCAAGTGCAGCCAGTCTTTCGGTATCGCCGGAGCG